CATAGCAACGATATGACTGTCGATGAATCGTCCTTTTTTCCAGTATGATTGATTTAACCTTCCTTCCGTAACCATCCCCAATTTATGAAATAGTGCCAAAGCAGGATTTCCGTCAAACGTTTCGCCCCATATGCGATTAAGCCCAAGATCAGAAAAACCATAATGAAGCAAAGTTTTAAGAGCCTTTTCACCAAAGCCTTTTCCCATTTCATCAGGACAAATGTACAACGAAAATTCTGCCGATCTGTTTTGCCGGTCTATCGAAGTTAGACCACAGACACCTAAACACACATCATCATTTGTTCGGATTTCAAACATCTGAATGGTAGGATCTTTGTGAATTCTCTCATACCAATCCTCTTGATTTTGACGAGTGAGAATACCGGTCTGACGACACCAATTTCTGATCAAAGGATTGTTTCGCCATCCTTTATATTGTTCGAGGTTACAATATTTAATCTCACCCAAAAACACGCCATAAGTATGATCAATCATAAGTCACCCATAAAATCCAAAATATCCATAAAATTACAAAAACTATTAAAGCCGTCATAGCACCTTTAAAAGTAGATCGTCATAGGATACATGTTCTTGTTCTGATACACCCAAAACATCCCTAATCTCTTTATTAAAAGCATCCAACTCAGATCGTAATTCAAATGCTTTTTTATCAAGATCTTTCTTATGGATTATCAACTCTTTTATCTTTTGTTTTTTTTCAGTATCCAAACTCATATCAATTATTCCTTTCTCATTTTTGTTGAAAATGGACTACTCGGTAATGGACCTTCCAACACAATGTTGTCCCAACCCTTGTTAATAATCAAACTCGTAGCATTCAATGTCTTATCAAACTGATCAATCAAATGATAGTTTGAAAAAAAGCTAGGTCCAAATAAAAAACCAGCTTTGCACATTTCTTGCCAAAACTTTGCAATGATAACCTGGTCGCCTTTAAATACTCCCCTGGCTCCCCAACCATCGATTTTAAAGTGAGGAAATACTAGCCAATTAAACTCACCCAAAAAGTGTTTTGTCCGATCGTTAAGATCTGTAACATCATAATAGTTGTTATGTGCCGCAAGATGAAGGGTTCTCCTTAGAGCGACAAGCGATCCAACATGACCGTGAAATGTACCTGAGCAAAAATAAGGACCATCAAGGATCTCTTTTCGGCCAGCAACAACACCGATCTTTTCACCGTTTGCTATCGCCTTTGACAAAATTATTATGTCTGGGATTATGTCATACATCAAACTGACAGCCAGCTTTTTGTACCTCATTCCTGTAATAACCTCATCAAAGATAAGACAAATGCCGTTATCAGTGCAAAACTCTCTAAGATGCTTTAATTCATTAATCCGATCGTTGCTATCATCTAACTCAACAGGCTCTATGATAATAGCTGCAATCTTTTTAGGATCATCAATATCTGAGATTCCGGTATACTTTTTAATAGCGCCTTTCATATTTTCACAAACACCGTTAGCAGGATTAGTAAGCCCAACATATTCGTTGTGCCATCCATGATATCCTGACGATAACACGAGATCTCTACCAGTATATGTTCTAGCCATAAGAAGCGCTGCACTACATGCGCTCGATCCATCGTTAACAAACTTAACCCTGTCAGCAAAATAAAAGATGCTCTTAACAGCGTCTGCAGCGTCTAGCTCGAACACACTAGGAAGGCTATGACAAGAGCCATGATATGAGTATTTGATAACCTCATCGATAATTGCATGATTGGCGTAACCATAAAGATTGGCACCAAGACCACAAATAAAGTCGATGTACTTTTTCCCTTCCGTATCAAACAAGAAGCAATCTCTACCATGTGAGATGTGGGTGGGATAAACACCATAGATAAAACGATCCCAATGTTTGCTATTTGTCAATGCGCCTTGAGCTATGCTAGTGACAGCCCTATTTTTCGAATAATCAATACTCATAAACTCCAACACCTCTCTTTTTTGCCAAAATATCTTTTCTAACTTTTTCAGTATAAACTCTTTCAACTTTTTCAAAATCCTGTGGGGTATCTACGCTAAACTTATGATCACTCAAATCAAAAACATAAGACAAGATCCCAAATTTCATCCACGATTGTCTATTAGCTCGTAGGAATGTTGTAACATGCTCGAGATCTGACTTTGAACCGCTTTCATAGACATTACTTTTTAACCAATTAAAAGCCTCCCTACTCATCATCTCAACATCAAACCCGTCAGGCATCGTTCTGATATCCTCATCAACGTTTGAGAGATAATCAAGCCTACTATTGACGCAAGTATTAACCGTCTTTGTTATTAACTGATGAGGTATGAAAGGACAATCTGCTGTAAGCCTCATGATGTAGGAAGAATCGTAATCCAAAAGCTTTTCATACCTCGAAAAGACGTTATCCATGTCACCACTGATAACTTTTGCAATCTTGTTTTTGTAGCTTGAAAGATGCTTTACCCAGAAAGCCTCTTCAACCTCTGGAACCAAGATATAAATCAAACATTCTGTATTGTTTTTAAACTTGTGCTTATTAATCTTTTCTATCCCACGATTGACGTTATCAATCATGTGGAAAATAATCTCTTTGTTGTCAATTTTTAAAAGGCTCTTTTCAGGTAACCTCGTGTTACTAAGCCTCGTTTGGATTCCTATGGCTACTCTAATCACTGGAAACCTCTAATCGTTTAAATATTCGTCTATGTGCTTCTAAAATATATTCCTTGTCTTTTTGTATTTTTTGAACAATCTTTTCTTGATCCGTCCATTCCAAAGAGGATATCCAGCAATCAATCATGTAATGATAACCTCTTTCTACATCTGTAATATCCAGTATTCGACCATCAATAAAGCATGTCCAAAATGGGCTATTATTAGCAATCAATACCGGATTACTTTTGTTTTTGTGTAGCCCAACAATATTAATGACATCCCATAAAATACCATCTTTTCCAGAATTGTAAAAATCATAAAAAGTCATACCGTTTTTTAATGTTTGTGGCTTGCAATAAATAGCATACTCATACTGATTAACCATCGTAAGATTAAGACCATCAGTATTAACTAGCTCTTTTATCTCGTCATACTCTTTTGAGATTGGCTTTTCACATAAGATAGGTACGTCAGGAAATTGGCCATGACAATCAAGTATCAAATCAAAATGGGTTTCTGTGGGTGTTGCTATAATAATTCCGTCTGGAAATATATCGTATGGCTCGTTATAGCCATGTTCGGGATCAATGATATGATATTTAACACCTTGATGTAAAAGAATGGCCTGATACCTTTTCCCCATATTACCAGCACCACCGTATAAAAAAATATTCATATCATCCTTTCAATTTTAAGCATTAGTTCAAAAATATTATATTTTGGAAAATTATCACTATTCAAATCTGAATCTGGATAAATAGATTCATGCACCTTTTCACCAGGTCTTAAACCAGTTTCTACATAACATTTATTGAAATCTAAAAGATCATGACCTTTGTTTTTTAAAACCATATGAATAGACTTCAAAAGATCAGATATAGAAGATGATTTCATATCTGGGATATAAACATCGTTATACGAAAGGACATCCTCAGTAGATACAACAGTCGTCACAAAGTCTATTGCATCATCCAAAAGTAGCCAAAACCTTGTGCATTCAAGATCAGTGATCCTGACGGGTTTTTTGTTTATTAAACATTCTTTGAAATAATCAAGGCAAGATCCTCTTGATCCAAGAATATTTCCCCAACGAAAGATATAAATAGGCATCTTTTCCAAAAACCTTGTTTGCTGTAAGTATTTTTCGCTCAAAGCTTTTGACATACCATAAGCATTTATCGGAAAAACAGCCTTGTCTGTCGTGAAAAAAACAAACTTTTCTGATCCATATGATGAAGCGTAATCAAAAACTATCTTTGTACCTGAATAGTTTGTTTTAACAAACTGGCTGACGTTTTCCTCTCCAAGATCAACATGCTTTAAAGCTGCTGTGTGAAAAACGATGTCATACTTTAACTCTCTTGAAAAAGCAGATGAAACAGATTCACTGTCTCTAATATCGCCTATAATACATTCTAAATATGGATACTTTTTTTTTAGGTTAGCTTGCTTTAGTTCATCTCTTGAAAAGATTACAATGCGGTTTTTTTCATTGTAGTAGTGTTCAATAAGTTTTTGGCCTAATGAGCCAGTACCACCAATAATCAAAATATTCAATTTTAACTCCTTGGACTATATTCAAATATATGCTGCGGATTTATTGGCGTGACTTTAACTATTGCATCCCCATGACATAGGTCAGCCAACAAATCCTTAGCATCTTTTGTCAAAACTTCCTTAGTTTCTATATCATTTATCCTCTTTAGTAACTCTTTATTTTTTGATTTTATCAAAGAAATCTTTTTATTATAGAAAGAGATCCTTCGATAAAACCAAAAACTAATGATCATTAGGAGAAACGATTGTGTAACTATAATCAAAATACTTGCAAAATTCATTAAAAATCCTTCTTTATTTCTAAGATAATTGCTTGCATATTACTTTCCCTTCTTTGTGTATATGACTCGCTCTTGCTTTAGAGCGTCTTCCTTACTGTTGTGTTCTCCTAGCTTTCTCTTTCCGTCCTTGCTATAGAAAATCCACTTATTACCTTTCTTTCGTATCATTTTCCACCTTATCTAGTTATTTCCTGTTTTAAACCTTTATTACAATTTGTTAAAAAATGAATGGAGCATCCAATCTCCAAATGGCCATCCTGTTACACCTGGGCTATAAATCGTGTTGGTGCCTGTGTAGTTATATGGAATAGCGAATACTTTGCCGTTCGGAAGTAGAACGCCTCCTACGAAAGCACTGCTTCCAGGACCTGCCGGGCCTGTCTCCCACGCGTTGCTCACAGGATTATAGATAGTATCGGTGCCTGTGTAGTTAAAGGGAATAGCGAATACTTTGCCATTAGGAAGAAGAACTCCTCCTAAGAAAGCACCACTTCCAGGTCCTTGTGGCCCTGTCTCCCATGCATTAGTAGCCGGGTTGTAAATCGTGTTGGTGCCTGTATAGCTGCGAGGAATAGCGAATACTTTGCCGTTCGGAAGTAGAACGCCTCCTTGGAAAGCACCACTTCCAGATCCTTGTGGCCCTGTCTCCCATGTTGTTGGATTGAATGGGATAGATCTAACAAGCTCATTAATTTTTGCGTTGATATTCCCATTAATCGCACCATTAACTTGTAATGCACTGTCCGGACTACTCGTATTAATCCCCACGTTACCGCTGCTGTCTATGGTCATTCTTGTATTAGTTGTGAGATCGCCACTACTGCCATAAGCTATCTTAAAAGCGTCTTCACTCCCATCAGTACCCATAGTAAAATTAGCTGTTGTATCGTTTGTATCTTCAAATACCAAAGTCGTATCACCGTCAACATTCGTATTAGATAGTTTTAATGTGTTGCCAGTACCGGTAGAAATCTCTACTTTGGAATCAGGAGTATCTGTACCAATACCAACTCTATTAGCACTCTGGTCAACAAATAAAGTATCTGTATTAACAATCAAGTCTTGAGTTATAGAAAGACTTTTTGCGCAGGTTATATCACCGTTGCTGTCAATGACCATTCGAGTATCGGTATTAGTAGCAAACACTAAATTACCATTAGTACAATAATTGGATATAAATAAATGTTCACTACCCCAACCAATGATACCTAGATTATTTACGTCTCTGTCCCATGCATCAATAAGTGCGGTTGCAGTAGCACGATCAGTAGAATTAGTATCGGTAAGTCTTATGGTTGGGACATCCTTATATATATGCAACGCTGATAGCGGGCTAGCTGTGCCAATACAAACATTTGCAGAATCATCGATGGTCATTGCGGTTGCGCCACCTGCCATGTATGTATCATAGCCAGTGCCAACAATGAGACCACCATTAACGGTCACCAAGCGAACACCACCGGTAGCGGTTCCTGTTCTTATTAATGCTAATTGTGACGTACTACTGGATTCTGTAATTGTCAAAGCATGACTAGATGTACCACCAACACATAATTTGTTTATATAACCCTCAGCATAATACAAAGAACTAGAACCGAGATCATAAATATTTGTCGTTTTTGGGATAAGATCACTTGCAAGTCTTGAGGTAACCGTTAAGTCATCAGACGTAGCGTTTCCGATCGTTACATTTGCGTTACAAATAACCGCACCGGCAAACGTTCCGGCATTCATATTTAAATCTTTTGTGCCGTCCGAAAAACCATTTAAAATATCGGTGAAATTGCTATTAACCTCTGAAGCATCAGCTACGGTATCATTCGCAAATATATAGGTTACGCTTGGATATGCCATTTTTTATCTCCTACTAGGTAAAATTGATTGTGATTCTTGTTTATCTTGTGATCCTGGAAGTAAGGGTAAAATTGATTGTCTAGCACCAATAGCCTGAATACCACGGCCAGCGATCGATGAAACCATATCATCAAGCTGTCTCATAAAGCGTAAAGCCTTTGGCGTAAAGTCTTTATCTGCTGCTTTTTCTAATAGCTCCATTTCTTTTAATCTACTCCTAGAAACTGCGCTAGCAGGTATTGTGCTAGCCAAGCCTAATCCTCTTTCTGTAATAGATTGTAACCAGTTTTGCTTAGTTAACATATCCCAAAGAGTATGAGCCGTTCCGCTTGGGTTTGTTGTTACAGGAAAGGTTTCTATGTACTTTCTGAAACCCATTAACTTGTCTGCATAATCCTCACCAAAAAGCAAAATAGCCTTATCCTTTGGCATGTTTTTTAATTGTGTTGATAGTTTGTTGATAAACCTCTGGTCATTATCATCAGCTATCTTTTCAGATATCTTTTGAATCTCAGCCTGTCTTAAAACATCAAAAGCTTTAGGAGCCTTTTCTCTGATCTTTTTGGCTTTGTTTAGATCTGCAAAACTTAGAACCTTTTTAACTAGGTCTTGATCTGGAGTACCATCCAAAAAGTCCTTAAATTGTTTATTTAAAGTCTTTTTGAAATCTTTCCTACCAGATTTTGTGGTAAGTGACTTTAAAACATTAGCTCCTGAAGCATAAAGCTTATCAGCTTCTAAAATGTTTTGCTGAGCCTCTAAGATAGAAAGCTTTGCTGCGTCCTTTCTTTTATAAATAGCCATCTCTTTATTAAGATCTTTCAGAAATCCTTCAATAATCCTTTTACCCTCATCCGTTAAAGGCTTTGTAAGCTGAATTACATTATCTTGCTTTTGTGTTGCCAAAGATCTTTCTAAAATATCTTTCATATTATCTAGCTGTTTCTCAATTACTGAAAAACTAGGCATATCGTTTAATTTTATTTCACCAATCTTATGCTCACTTAATTTTTTACTTATCCTTTTTTTGTTTTGAAATAATTCAACACCCAAATCATCTAAAAAGTCTTTACCATTTTTATAAGTGTTGTAAACGTTTAAATTATAATCGGCCAGCTTTTCAAGATTGGCTCTATGCTTTGTAAATACACCCAATAAATTATCAACAGTATCAACGCTTGTTGTTACATCCATTATATTTGATACCGTTTTGTATGACTTAGATAATTCATTTCTTATTTTGTCCCTAAACTCTGAATTAAGTTTTCTTAACTCAGGATCGGTAAAGTTTCTATCACCATATTTTTTTGTCAAAATACTCATCGAATCATCTAGTTTTTTAAATGAATCAATACGATTTATCATATAGTCAAGATCTTTAATGTAATTCAAACCTTCTTTTGTGATAGTTTTCTCTTCCATTTCATTAAGTGAATCATATAAGCTGTTTTTGAATAAAGAATTCATAAATTGTTCTTTTTTCACGCCAAATTCAAGATTTGATTTTTTGGATATCACATCGATAATATTGTTTCCTGTAATATCTCCCCAAGCCTTTGAAGCATCTAAAAGCTTTGATTCTGCTGATTCATAAAGCGCCTTGGCTGGCGCAATAAAAACAGCTAGATCATCGGTCATAGCATCAGCTAACTCTACTCCTCTTTCTCCTAGATCCTTTGTTGTTTCTGGAGTTATTATACTTCTGGCTTCATCTCTTATTTTATCAAAATCTTGATTAATCTTTTTCTTGAGACTATTAGAATACAAAGAGGGTGGGCTTTTTATTTGATCAGCAACAAGATCTCGATATCTTTTTGATGTTGTTAGTTGTGCTTTAATGGGCTCAAGTCCAGCTTTTTTGATAGTGTCTGCTATTTCTGTGGCGTTTTCTTTTAAAGTCGCTGCAAAATCCTTAGCTACATCTAAACCACGTTCTAGCCTTTTTCTAACGTATCTGGTCGCACCTGGGAGAATAACATTTGCTGCGCCTTCTAAAAAACCTGCTTCTGCTGATTTGATAGGGTTTAATTCCTCTCTAAGTCCAGAATACTTTGCAATAGCTTGTCTTAATGTTTCTGCTGTGGCAGCACCTGCACCACCTAAGGCAAATGCTCCACCTGGACCACCAATTGTAAAACCAGCAGTGCCGGCTGCACCAGCAATACCGCCTTCAATGACATCAGATAATAGATCAGTAGCATCAAACCAATCTAACCCATCTGGATCTATCTTTTGAAAAGATGCCTGATCTGGCTTTTTAACCTCAACTTCACCATTGACAACTCTTGTTTGATATCCCTTTTTCTCTAAATATCTTTGCTGTAAAGCTGGCTCATCGCTGATTAAGTTTTTAATAGCAAATCGATCTAAGGAACCAACTCCCTGAATATTAACGGCTGGTCTATTAGATGCTACCTTGTTATAAACTTGATTTCTTGCCTTGATAGCCATTTGATCTTCAGGATTTTCTTTCAAGATATCAGTAGCTATTTTGTATTTTTCTACATCGTTATCATCAACACCAAGCCGATTTTTTGCTTGATTATATTCAGGACTACCATAAACCTCTGAATCTAACATCGTATCGAGAATATCTTTATCTGTTTTGATACTAGGCATTTTAATCCTCTCTCATTAGGTCTTGTAGTCTTTTTCTAGCTCCGCTTGGTGTTGCTGGTATCATTTGTTGTGTTGATACACCAGGTAAGAAACTTGGTGCGCTTGTCATTGTGCTTTCAGGAATACCGTTGTTTTCTCTAAAATCAAACCCTGTATCTAGCCTAAGTTTGATATTATCATCAAGTTTTGAGTTAAAATCTTCCTGTAATTTTCTCAAAGATGATAATACAGGATCTCCGCCAGTTGTTAGCTTAATTCCTAAAGGATCTTTTGGGATAACAGCATTAATTATGTCTTCATCTGATTTGCTTAAAACCCCAAGTTTTGCCATATTCTTATATTGCAACAAAAGCTGTTTAGATAATTGCTGACCCCTTTCAACTGCAGGCCTATTAAAAAACTCTACGCCATATTCTTTTCGAAGATCTTCCATTTCCTTTAAAATTCTGTTTACTTCATTTTTTGCAATTATAACCTCTTTTAACTCTTTAGCGTCTTGCTTTGTGAGAGCCAAGCCATAACCAGGCACCAATAGTTCTTTGTTTATTTCTGCTTTTTCCTTGTACTCTTTTTCAAATCTTTCTTTTTTTGCAGCATCTGCTGTTTGCTTGAGTTTAAAATACTCATCAATCTTTTCGGTTGGTATTACACGATCAACGCTAACAACATTGGTTTCAGGATCAATTACATTAACTCTGTGGATAGATGATAACAATGATGGTGCTTGTCTTTTAAGTGCGTCCTCGGCTGATTCTCCCTGTTTTACATCAACACCAACCAGATCAGCCAAACCGCCCAAAGAAGGAACATCATAAAGTTTCATCTCTCTTTTTTCACTAGGAAGTAAAATATCCTGTTCTGAAAGTCTTCTAAGCTTTGTTGCGTGCTCTAGTTCTTTTGCTGATGCTTCGCCTTGTGCAATATCCTGCTCAATTTGCTTTTGTCTTAACTCATTCAACTCGCTTTGTTCTAAGCTTGATTTAATGCCAAAGACACTAGTAGCTATTTGAAGGCCTTTTAGTATTCTATCCAATGGATCAGGCTTTTCCTTTGGCTCTCTTATTGTTGGTTGTTGTACCGTCACAAATGCCATTTTTAAACCCTCGCTTGTTTTGCCATTAACATAGGTTTCAACAATCGCTGCTTTTGTTCATCTGGAATATTCAAAGTTTCAATAGCAGCAATCCCATAATCTAACGATTCTTCTGGGTTTTCTTCTTGAAGGTTCATCCTTCGATTCATAGCCATATCTCTGGTTTCAACAAGTTTTGGCTCTTTTTGAACCTCAGGCTGTTTTGGCGTGTCTAACAAATTCGATCCTGTCGTTGCTGCTGCGCCAATGCCGGAAAGAATAGGATTGCCGCTTAGTGCTCCAACTGTACCTAATATCTGGCCAGCTTTCCCGATGCTCCCGAAAATAGAGTCACTTGATGATGATCGAGATTGTGGCCTTTGTGGTAGTATTACTTGTTGTATTGCCATTTTAAACCTCTCACCTAAGATATTGATTGCCTATAATAATTGACAATATCCCTGTATTCGTCATCTGAAATTTCTACCTGTTTCCCACCAACATTTACTAACCTTCTGTTCGTCTGTCTGTTCCATGCTGAAACTTTACCGGAAGCTATTGCTTTTAACTCATCTCGAGTCAAGCTGCTAATAACAGATCCTTGCCTTGATCCATCCGATGTAATTGATGGTTTTTTATCTCTTGAAAATCCCCCTAATGGATCAAGCCCAAGAGATCTTCTAGCCATGTTAATGTTTTCTAATGTGACAAATTTGTTAATATCAAATTCCGATTGAGCAAGCGTATTAGCTATTTCAGCCTGTGCCTTTTCAAAGTCTAGGGATGCTGTAAATCTCTTCCAATCTGCCTGTCTTGATTTTTCAGCTTCACTTGTAGCAAACTGTTGACCAGCTATCCTCTCACCTGAGCTGAACAATTGACTAGCTTTACGCTCACCTGTTGCATACTCCTGACCAGCTTTACGCTCACCTGTTGCATACTTTTGGCTAGCTTCACGTTCTCCTGTCAAAAAGCCTCGCTGCTTTTGTGCTTCACCTGAGCTGAATAATTGACCAGCCTCACGTTCTCCTGTCAAAAAGCCTCGCTGCTTTTGTGCTTCACCTGAGCTGAACAATTGGCCAGCTTCACGTTCTCCTGTCAAAAAGCCTCGCTGCTTTTGTGCTTCACCTGAGCTGAACAATTGACTAGCTTCACGCTCTCCTGTCAAAAAGCCTCGCTGCTTTTGTGCCTGTTCCTCCTGGTATTGTTGACCTAACTTTTCTGCTTTAAGTGCAAGCATACCAGATTGTAACCTTTCGGCTCCACGAGCTCTTGATTCCATGCTTGATTTTATAGCTGCTCCAGATCCTAAAGCACCGGCTTGTGCAAATTGCCTTCTCATAGCTCTATCTTCTTGCATTTGCCTTGCAGATTCCTGCTTTTTTAGCTGAGATTGGGCAATCTGAAACCTTCTTTCTAATGCGTTTGCCATTAGCGTTTTCCTCTCAGATTAAAAGTTATTGTCATCTCAATTATTTTGAATGCCTGATTAACAGTATTTTGATTATCGAATTTAAATTGTATCCTTTTGCCGCGAAACCTACCAAGAGACTTTTTAATCTCTCTATTATCCTTACGAGCATCCCAATCATCTCTTCCCCAGATAAAATTACCCCACAAACTGCCAGAACCTCTATCTAAAGATATAGTTTCCGTTAAACCTGAACCGCTTTCAGAATCTATCCTTGTAGTTATGTTCATAAAATATGACCCAAATAGACCATATAATATGTTTAACCACCTAAAGTCTTTTTGCCAATGTGGGTGTTCACAATCGAACTCTTTTGTCCAATAAAAGCTGTCTATCGCTGTTCCATCATCGGAGTATTCGTCGGTTAACATCTCGTAGATATAACCAGAGCTATTACTCATCGCACAATAAAGCTTATTGCCATATACAGTAAACTGCTCAGCTTCTATCCCCGTCCATGGTGACCACATAAACTGTTGATCTTTTTTAAGATTTTCCATAGAAAAATCAAAATGATAGATTCGGTTGTTTTTCGTTTGAGCGCTTCCATAGGTCACAGCAACATATGCTTTGTTATCAAAGACGATACCACTCATCCTTGAAATGTAATCGTTTACAATATTACGCATGTCTGGCTCAATCATGTTAGATTGTAGATCACTTTTAACAGCATTTGACGTCAAAAGAGTAGCATTAGGCTCAACCCCACCACCAGACAAACTAGCAAATCCAACAAATTTTCCACCTTCGGTTGCTGCGAACATAACTCTATTGTTGTACAAAAAAGGTACAAAAGGGCTATTCGAACCATAACTACTGCTAATTCTGACATTAACCCATGTTGAATCATCAACGGATTCCATATAGATGAGCCAAACTGATTTTTTACACATGACATAAATCGAATTATCCCAAACCGCCAAAGCTTGAGGTATGTCAAATGTAGTGTCTCCAATCCTACGAAAGCTAAGCGCTTTGAAAACGTATGGATTACCTATTTCTGAATAAACTACCCAATTGTTACTAGGATCGATCGCAAATAACCTTGTCTGATGAAAGACACAGACACTATAATTTGGCGGTTCACTTTGATCGGTTGGCGCTGTTACACCACTAAGATCATCATCGATCGTATCATCCTCATAAGTAGTAGTCGTATTGTCGGTTATCTCACCAAGATAGTAGTAAACTGATCCACTGGTTTCTGTTCTATAAATGTTCCTTGAGTTAACACCAAAGCTTGCTGGAGCCACAGGAATAGAGGATAACAAAACGTTTTCACTTGCAGCAGAAACGGTTACCGCAGGAGATAAGTCGCCTTCCACCAATGCACTATTGACATATGTCACTTTATATGAATAGACACCGCTTAAAGCCGTTCCGGTAGGTGCGGTTGACGCTGCAGGAGCCGATGTAGGAGCCGGTATACCATGCCTTGTAAATTCAGTGCCGTTGTACTTATAAGGGTTTGATCCACCATTTCCAAAAAAGATATAATTCTCATACTCAGATGCACAAACCCTTTGTCCTGCCGTAAAAACAGATACCGCACTAGCTACCGCAGTGAAAGTTGTACCGCCAAGCGTATAAAGTGTGCCGTTATACCAAGCGCACATAGTCTCTGTACCACTATTGTCATGCCTAGTGTAAAAGCCATCACAAGCAAATGATCCAACAGATGTTGTGTTGACTTTCGATATACCACCTCTTGTCTGTACGGCTCTATTACCAAAAACAACATTTTGACATGACGGTGATTCATTAATATTAATAAGCTGCTTTGAAAACTTGTTATTCATCCCACCATCGAAAGTGATCTTATCTTTTTTTGGATAAATAACCTCAAAATTACTAGCCATAACTCCACCTACGTTTGAGGTATGTTGGATGATGAAAAGTAGCAATCCCGTACAGTATAAAAATCATCACCATGTTGTCTTCTTTGACGCTGCCTTCTCGCTCTATCTATGGCTGTTTCCCACCGAGAAAGCAGTCTATCTGCAAGGGTAAAGTTTTGATCTTTTGTTGCCATGATGAAATTAAGATAGTTTATAATATCCTCACGATATTCTTGTGGAACCTCAATGCTATCTGTATTTGATGTTATATCTTGCGGATAACTATAAACTTTGATTTGGATGGTTTCGCCAGTTGTGTCGGGAGTAGGAAACAAAAAGATAACCTCATCCCAAATGGCATAGTCTGCTGGTGTACCGGTTGGATCATCGTTTGATGTCTTTGGATCATCTCTTAAGGTGACCTTACAAAGCTTATCGCTATCGTAACGAACCTCTTTTATTGCAAGGGTATTATCTGGGTAGGTATACTCTCTTTGATCTGCTACCGATGTTGTCTCAAGGGTTTTTTCGATAACCCAACCCTCTTTAGCAAGATCACTTTGAGCATCAAATATTGCATCTCTTAACATTTTATCAGAAAAAAAGTCATCTCCCACAGCATTATATCTCTGACGGGCACGTTCCATCAGATCAGAAACAGTTAAAGCCATTTTATCAACTCCACGTTGTCGTTGTAAAAGTAACCTCACTCCATGCACTAGTTGTAATTGAATTTAGTGTAAATGAAGTTGAAACTTTCCCTACAAAGTTTATCCCACCTGGAAACCTGTAGTAATAGTCACCATTTAAAAGATGTAACGATGTCAATGAGTTTGTAACTGACATCTCGTTTGTGTATCCATGTGATACGTTCTTACCAACCGTTGAGGAAAGCCCAAAGATATTTGTGTATCCATGTGATACGTTCTTACCAACCGTTGAGGACATATCAAGCGTATTAGAAATCAAATGGGCTACGGACAAAGCTAGATCCTGGGTAGTACCCCAATTGTCAACTCCCCATGTAAAAGATCCCCATCGGTTGGTTTCAGAACCACCATAAACCCGAAGGGTATTTACAAAAGTTGTCGTATAATCTGCCATCTGTTAGCTCAATGTGATTTCTGTAATTGCCGTCAAAGTATCGTTAGCACCAACATTAATAACGCTTTCAACGTCCCTTGACAGCATTGTTCCTGCTGCTGAGCTAGCGGTTGAGAAAACGCCATACTCTGTTATAGCGCCAACTGCAACACCACTTGTGAAATTAGCTGTTAGACGATATATAGCTCCGGTTACATTTGATACTGTGGCTGTGGCTCTGGCTACTTCCGTACCCAATGCCGTATCCGTATCAGCTTCCGCTGCAGATCCAGTGCCAACGGCTATATATTTCATGTCGAAAACCGTTGCCGATGCCGCTGCTTGGCCCAGAAAGCTGGCCACAAAGCTAACCCCATCTTGGGTTATAACGTTGTTGCCAACCCTCTGTTCTTTTAACTCTGGACCATACAAAGAGATCCACCACCTACCTTTTAGTTTCATCAGACATCCTCGTCATCTAATAGCTCATCACGGGCATCCTTATCAGACATAGCCTCAATATGAGATCCTTTGATGTGCTTTAAAAGTCCGTTTTTCGTTCTAAACTCTTTCCCACAAGCGTGACAGACGAAAACGCTTGATTTCTCATCTGTGCTATTCGTTCTATTTATTTCCTCAAGCGCTAGCTTTTCGTCATCAGGCTCAATTTTGAGCATCTTATAGCTTCTAGGATCAATACGTCCATCTTTATCAAAACTTAGAGAATTCATTTTCCCAAGAAACTGGTTAGCTTCAAAGTATTCCATTGTGATAGATTGTCCAGCTGGTATCTTTATCATGACACCGTTAAACATCTCGGAGTATTCAAAACTATTCATATTAATTACTTTTACATTTGGCATTTTTTAATTCCCATTACAAATTAAATCAAAAACGTGAGAGCTCGCGGTTGTAGCTGTCGTAAATTCCACTTTTATAAATCTCGCTGATGTTTTCACAGGTACATAACAATTAGTGACCGATGATGCCACATTAAAAATAACAGGAGTAGCTGTTCCGGCAACGGGCTCAAGATATAATGGCCTGTATGTACCATCTTCCGTAGGCGAACATCTTAACCGAATATCTGTGCCGGATGTCATGGTCGGTATTCCAATCATATAATGATTAAACCCACCACCTAGATCAACGGCACTCGTTAAAGTTGTGCCGCTGTTCATCGTTATCGAGTACGGTTTAACTGGACCAATAGTCATGGTTTCACCTTCCAAAAACTGTTAACAAAAACTCATCTCCGCTGGCGCATCCTGTTACACCAATGTTTCCAACGCTTGCGGCGCCAGAACAATCCTCATTAATTGCCAGCTTAATTGCTGCTGTACTAAGACTTTGTGGTGCTATCATAGCATTATCAACATATGACAAACCAGTAGCCACAAGTCCGGTAGCCGCATCTGTAGTAACTCTTATCCCAAAAACTCTTTTGTCACCAAAAACTGTTTTAACCAAATTGCTTGTCGTGTAAGCCATTTTAAACCTCAGATTAAAATAATTCGCCTATCGTTTGATGGATCAAGACAGGCTTGTTTTTTAATTGTGTGAACTGAAAACATGTCCAAACATTCTTTTAATGTCATCTGTCTTATATGACAGATGTTACCCTCTCGATATGCTCCAAGGCATCCATTTTCAGTAGCATTGATATAGATCCCTGGTATTCTTTGAGCCACAACATCAAACCAAAGTTTGAAATTATAATAGCTTTGCCAGGTTCTAAGACGATGCCCAAAAATGGAAGGAACCATGATGTAATGGCCAAGATCCTTATCATATTTTGAATCCCAAGCATGAAAGCTTATCTTTTCGCTGTCAGAAAAAGCAAAATCAGCACCGATAAAAATAGATATCTGAGAGCCGAGAATACCTTTTGCTAACATCATCGAAGCGCCAAGAACATTCCCACCGGATTCAACATAGATATGAAAAGGTTCTATTTCATCTACCTCTTTTGTGTAAGCCTCATCAGGCACAGGTGCGTTAAAGAAATAGATTTCACCTTGCCATTTTTCTAAAAGCTTTGGGTGCGTCCCGATAAATGCCAAAAGCTTCTTGTCTTTCGTTCGTTCAAAATACTCATCTTCTGATTTCAAACCACCTTCTGAGATTTCGTTGATGGTCAACTCACCGGCATCCAAAGTCACATAGTAATCAACGTCAACGCCTAAATCCTCCAAATAATGAAAGTTGTGTAAGCATGATATAATTCTTATGTTTTCTGGTTTTTCTACCAAAAGATGAGCATTTTCTTTTAAAGATGGTCCACTTCCAACAATAACCGTAGGAGCACCTTGTATCTCACCGTACAAAGACCCCACAGATCGTTGTGAAAATGGACCATAAGAAGCATGATTTGATCTGATTTGGGAAAGCCATTGCTGAGCCCACCTATCAATCGTAGCGTTATCATTGGTGCAAGCTTGATTGTGCGCATCACCATGAGAGATCGGAGCACTATTGATGTATGGCTGGAGCTCTAACAAAACCTGTCTTACTTTTTTCATCTCAAATCATCCTCTTTCAAATTTCATTAAATACTAAAATAAGCTTCACCAGAAGCTGATGAAACAATTGCAGTTAAAGCATAACCAACTGGTCCTTCACCACTACCTGTCACAGCACCAACACCATTAACGCCAACAAAAATATTAGCTCTGGTAGCAATTGTTCCTGATGTAGCATTCATTTCAATTGTTCCAAAACCTCTTTTTAGTAACCAACCATATGTGTTTGTGGTCAATGTAGCGTGTTTTACTGCGCCTACTGGACGACCAGTATTAGTCGCATTAGTTACAGTGACAGACATACCAGTCGCTGCGCTATTAAGCTGAGCCAAATAACCTGGGTTTATATCGGATTCAGACTCGTTATAAGCCCAAACATAGGTGTTACCATCTTCAAAGGTTTTTATTGTACCAACGTCAGGATGCTTTGAGCTCAAAGTAGCCGTGACATGAGATTTGCCGTAGAAAACTACGGGATCTGCAGAAATATACGCCATAATAGAAACCCCCAATTAAGCTGTGATTGCCGATAATTTAGCATGCATTCTGTTATTGCTGGATGTCAAAGCACCCATCCACAAAATCCGAGAAACCAAAACCTCCTGGTTGATTGGCTTCATATACTCAGAAGCATACATGTTTCGCTCTGGATGATAGTAAAGCCCAAGATATTTCATGTTGAGCATAAACATATGAGCAGCAGTACAATGACTGTCGATAACCACCGGAGCCGAGTTGAACATCAAAGATGTAAAACCAGCTTTCGCCATGTCCTTATCTAAAAACCGTTGCTGTGGCTGTAGAAGGTTATAAAAAAGATTATACAAGGCTCTTGTGGTCACGATGTAATCAGGAGCATCTGATCCAATCGTTGCGTTTTGAAACTGAGTATTCATGGCAGAGATGGTTAGAGTAGTCGTTGTTGAATCAACGTTCCCTTGCCACCAGCTAGATGTACTCTGCGAAATGCCACCAACCGTTTGATCAGTAGCAACAATATCTCTTAAACCAACGATTGACTTTGCTGTCGTACCATCGGAAAAGATACCTGTGCCAAGGATATCAGCTAATGTTTTTTCTGCGATCATAGCCTTTGATGCCAAAAGCTTGATAACTCCAAGATCTCCACCATTCTTAAGCTTGTCTTCCTCTGCTACGGAAATGTTAGCATAAGCTGACTTCCAAGAATAAGAAGATTTGGTGATATTTTCGTTATCAGCAGTTTGTAAAGTTTCAGTACCGGAATACCAACCGCTAGATGTTGTCTGCGCATAGTTCAACGGTACGTCAATAGTTGTTCCGCCATTTTGTGAAACATATCGGCCCGAGCTCTTAAACTTTGCAAGGGTAGGATTGCTATCAAATATATTGTCGTATAGCTTCGGAACAATATGATTTCTGGTAATGCTTGTTAACTGATCTGTTAATGACATGTTAAATCACTCCTTATGATTGTCCTCTCATCGCTTCCTGGATGATTTGTTCGTAGGACATGTTTTTCCTTGAATCTCTCGATTGTGTTGTCATAAGTTGTGGTGTGTCAGATGTTGACATAAACCCCTTTTTCTGACGGTTTTGTAACTCTTTTGCCGTATCCTCTTTGGCTCTTGACACGGCATTTTGCATAAGCTGATCGTGGTAAAAATCCCTGAATGCTGCCTTAAAGCTAGTGATCCCATGTAAAGATCCATGTTCCAAAACTGCATATTCAAGAGATTTGCCGGTTTCAGGATCAGAGTACGAAAAATCGACATCAGGATAAAGACTTTTAACCTCATTTATTTGGTTATTCAGTTCAATATCCTGCTGTTCGACCATGCGTGTTTCTTTGTCCTTGTCGTAAAGAGAACGTAGTTCTGCAATCTGACTTTTTAACGCAGAAACCTCGCTATTATCCTGGCTTTGATAAGATGGTTGCTCATTTTGTTGGCCAGAAAACGAGTTAAACCGATTATCATAAGCCTGTTTCCAATGGTTAGCCCATTCAGGGTTTTGCTGCGCATACTCCTGGTATGGCTTCCATTGGCTTTCCAACTCCTGGGCTTGTTTCATCCTTGATTCCAAGTCCGATTGTTGTTGTTTCAACGATGTCATATGTTGAGCATAGTTGTACCCCTGACTAGCTCTTTTCAAAATTGTATCGATGTCCTCTTTTACAGTTTTCCCGTTAGCTGAATACTCAAAAGAAGGCTTTTCACTTGGTTGTTCCACTGGAGTTTCTATTGTCTCCTGTGGCTGTTCTTGCAACATATTTTCATCTAATCCATAATCCGACATGTTTCACCTATATCATTTGTTCATTTTGCGCCATTTGTTGTTGTTGTTGTTGCTGTGCTTGTGGTTGACCACTTGGAGCACCACCCATGATCTCAACAACTCTCAAAAAAGATTCTAAAGCCTGAGTTATAAGCTGCTTAGCTTCATCCGGTGCATTTGATTGCATCAAGCCATCTTGTAAAGCTGCAAGTCCTTGCCCTACAACCTCGATAACAGCACCGGCATCCCCTTGCCCTTGTTGTTCTTGTGGCATCATATCAGCCATTTTATGCCCCCTGTTGTTGTTGTTGTGCTAGCATCTGCTGTCTTTCGGCTAAACGCTGCAATATCTTTTCTTTGTTTGGCATGTTGATCTGGTCCAAAACCTCTTCCTCGTCTATGATCCCTCGATCAAATAACGCCAAAGCCTTTCTTTCCTTATCCGTTGCCTCGAACGGTAGGTCAGATCCAGTTTTAACCCTGATGTCGAAATTTCCCTTGATGATAAGGGTTTCTTGCCTTCCTGGAAGGATCTCACCTGTTTTCGATTCGTTGTATGGAGTAACCTTGGCGATCCTAACAGCCTCGCCATTTTCGCCTTCCTGGTTTTCAATGCTCATCTTCATAAACATCTTAGAACCATCATCGTTCGTAATTCGATAGATCTTTGGAACACTATAAAACTCAAAAACTCGGTTGGCGTATTGCCTTCCTACCGTTTTTAAATACTCATCTAGGTTTCTTTGCCGTTGTCTTATCCTGGTTCTCGATGCCGAGATAAGCTGTTCAATAGCCGAAGCCGCAGTAACCGCACCTTCTGTGTTTCCTCTTGAAAACTCAGATTGTCCTGCCTGATCGTTAAACCAGCCTACAAGCCGATCAAGAATCTGCATAAATCCTGGGTTAAGCGGTACTCCCATCTCTCGTGTAACAGTAGAACCTGGGCTTTTTGGCACTACTAGTCCAGGTTTGTTGGTGAGGTTTGATATGTCTAGTTGTGGATCATCGGATATCCAAATTGGGTTACCCATTAATGCCATGGAATCCAATGCAAAGGAAAGTATTTTATTGAATACGACTTGAGATGGTTTAAGCTGTTCGATCTCACTTACACCAAAGAATTCTCTACTAAGTATGTAATTATTGTAACGAGAAAACGGGATAAGTCCGTCTTCATACGGCATTTCCTCATCCAAAAGAAGCAAGCCATTAGCTATTACAACGTGCCGTCCTTCTGGGTGTTTTTTCTTGATAGTATATTGTTTTTTTGTCTCGCCATTTTCGCCTTCCACATCCTCTTCAATCTCTTCCATATCAGAAGGTTTTAAAAAACCCTCAAACACCAAAGTCTTTTCGATCTTACAATCATATGTGGCGCTATAACTCATGTACTCAGGCATGTTTTTGTCGGTATTGTTTTCCGCATACGTTCCAGATGATTTAACATCGGCTCTTTGCTTACCGATAAAATCTATGACATCGCCTTTGATCTTGTTTGCAAACTTTGGATATTTTGACTTGAGCCTAGAGGTAGTCATCGGGCGGACATACCAAAAACCTCTCGAGATTGAATCATTGATATCATTGCAATCTGGATCAGGATAGCAGTAGAAAGGATCTTCTGATTTATAAACCGCTGCGCCAATACCATAATCGATATCTGGATCATAGTTCATAGAACTAAAGCCAGTGCCGTAGATATAGCCATCAAGGATCACTTCAAAGACAACCCTAAGCCAATTGTATTTCTCCCATTCGCTATCGGCTATTTTTTCAAGGATTGATGCAAAGAGCATATCAGAAGGTTCTTGTGGGAGAAAAGAAAACTTTGGCCGAACATCTGTCTGAAGCGGTATCTGGCTTTGAATTGCTGACCAGATGAGGTTTACAACCTCGGATGACTTCCACGATGGTCTTTGACTATCCCATTGAGCACCGCGGAAAAACTTATAGTATTCCATCCAATTTTTAGAATACTGTTCGCGGTGAGACTTCCATTTGAAAAACTGAGATAAAAGAACTTTGACCTTTTCCCTGTTTTCCTCGCTTTGATCGACATGTGCTCCATCGACAAGCTTATCTTGTTCTAATAAATCAGATCCACCAAAAGTCTCTCTCATCTCGATCTAACCTCATAAGGTTCGTACAATTTTCGGTAGCTAGCTGCTCTTTTGTCTTCTCGTCTTTTCGCAAATTCTTTTTCGATCTTTTCAATGGGCTCGTTACCAATCTCTTCCAACCCTTTTTCTCTTACAACTCTGCGATAATGAGCCTTAGAGTTAATAACCATGCCAAGACCAGGGTTATACTCAGGTTCATAGTTGTCAGGATCGATGTTGCTTTTTGCGATAAGTCGATCTTCAGAGTTGCAAGTTTGCCCACAATCGGGACATGTTTCAAAAAGATCTATTTCAGAAATTCGCTTAAAGACATCAAACTCTTTTTTGCAGCAACTACACCGATACGGGTAGCATGGCATTTTTTATCCTTAAACGTTTGTTTTCAAAAGTTTTTTCATGTCTGGATCAATAACGAGAGGTAAAGCTTGTTTGATTCCAGATGTATCATTTAGTATAATACGTTTTCTCTTTTTATCAAAGTTATAAGTATGTAAAGTTATATACCTGTCAACGTCACAAGTATGATTGTTAACATCAACCGGAAGCATGTCTTTTTGGCTCTGGTCTGGTTTTAAATCTTTTGGCTCAGGATAATGGTACATCGAATATTCATCAAGCGTATGTGGGCTTGTGTTTCGAAATATCTTAAACCTTTTGTTAGCTATCAGATCATAATGATAATCGATGCCGAGCCGTATGTCATTTTTCGCAGGATAGGCGATGATCCCATTAGCATTCAATTCTTTGATGTATTCTGGTCTAGATGGATCGCAAAGATAAATCACTTTCCCATAAATGGCGTTGTATGTTTTGCACATATCCACAACATCTCTTATGGTCTGCTGCGTCTTATACCATTCCGCTATCTGATAATGATAGCTAGATTTCGTAACGGCTCGTATCTTTATGACCATAGGATCGGTATAACCCCAATCGATACCGCCAAAGTATTCTGTACCATCACCAAAAAAAATCGGATCAACGACATCCGTTTCCTCGTCAAAGTTTTTATAAACAAGGCCTTCCATCCTTCCAAAATTACCCCCAAAGATCATCGCAAACCTATGTGGATCCATTGTTAGTCTACGCTGGTCATATTCTGCTTTTGGAAAGTATGGGTTCTCATAGCTTGCTGCTTTGACATACTCGCACATGTCGAGCATATAGGGATCTTTTTGTTCCACTTTCCTGATAAAGTCAGACCATAGCCAGTTTCTTGAATATGGAGACGTCACAATACAAACCGGACAAGATGAAAAAGATGATCTTGCCTGGATATTGTCCCAAAAATATCTTGAGTACAAACCGCCTTCGTCGCATAAAATAGCTCTAACCTGGGTGATACCAACAACGCTATCGGGATTCTGGCCGGATCGAATCCAAACTGAACCACCGTTATGGATCTTAAAAACCATGTCTTTTTTATCAAGCTTTCCCATGTCGCCATTAAACTTTAAAAAAGGCGGCAACGTAGATTGATTTAAAATTTTGTATGTTGGTGACGTTATGATGAAATTGTCGTTCTTATCGGTAAATTTATGCATAAACCTTTTGAGCCAAACGACACCTGATAGTGTTTTGCCAAACTGAATACCAGTGCCAGCAATCGTGAACTTTTTATCACTAAAGATGATCCTGTTTTGTTTTTCAGAGTGCGGTTTGAATATCACTTTGTATCCGTAATGCCCTTTATTAAGAATATTTTTACAATAAATAGTTAATCTTAAGCTTTTTTTTGATTATTTGTAGTTTTTATCCTTGAAAAAGGATCTAAATAAACAATTGATCATCTTTTATTGCATCAAATATCTTGTTAGAAAATTCAGGATCAAAGCTTTTATAAATTATATTTTCTGATCTCTCATAAAGATCTTGCCCAATTTCTAGTGCAATCATCTCTTTATATGTCAATTCTCTACCAATCATTTTTTCTATATCTTTCCGATCCATTTTTTCTATATCTTTCCGATCCATTTAATCTATCCATCCGGTTTTAATGTCAATTTTTATAGTCTTTCCTGACTATTTCCTCACCAACATAAATAACACGCTTTGCTGTTTGTCCATTTGGATCATCGTAAGATCTCACGGACATTCGCGCGTCAGGAGATCCTCTGACATATTCATAGTTGTCATGATATTTAAGGGTATCACCAATTTTTATAAGCTTTGTAGCAACGCACCTGCGAGTTACAGCATATGAATTATTGATCTCAGATGCAGTTTTATATTCCTGGCTCATAGTATGAAGATGATCGATCATAGCCATAGTTTGGACAAGGTTAAGCGCATGAGCATTATCATTACTATTAAACTCTCGAATCTTAAAATGCTTTTCTAGGACAGTAGCTCCATGCCTTTGCGCTGACATTGGCGCTTCGTAGATATCTAGCGAATGGTCTGAGTATCCAATATCGATGTTATACTTTTTCCTCATATTAGGAATATTAACAAGAGCATGTGTCCTTGACGGGTAATCAATAACACAGTAAAGCAGGGTAAGACGATTTCTGCCAAACGTTGAAACCAATCTTTGTAAAGAATCAAAAGGGACACCACCTGTTGACGCATACACAGGCTTTTTTGTTTTTTTGATCTCTGCTACCAACTCTTTGTTTTTAACCTCAGAAGACGCTATTTTGTGGGTTTTGACGAATGGATCAAGAACCTTAACCAAAGAAGGGTTAAAGACAGAACACATAAACTCGATTCCTTCTTGCTGGCAAACCGCAGCAATTGGCGCAAACCAATCAGGAGATATCCCATCTTTAACAACATCGTCAAACCCATACAAATCTTTCGATGTATAAGATTGAAACTTAATAGCATCTGCTCCAAGTTGTTTGGCTTTTTTGGCTGATTCAAAACAATCATTAATAGTTTCAAAATTACTTCCAACATCTAATACAATTTTCATTGATACCTTCCAAAAATACTTACTGCCAAATATGTGACATTACGTCTAACAATATCCATACCCTGTTTTTTGTTGATAGCGTGAAACAAAAGATCAGCATCTATCTTAGAAATCTTGTCTGAATACTCATACCATCCACATCCGCAAGCTTTACTAAGATGTCCAAATGGGCTTTTGTTTATATATCCGTTTGTATCATAAAAAAGATCATGGATCATAGCACCAAGTATGATTCGAGGATGTGCCGGCGAAAGCATAAGAGGAAAACCCCAAAAAACTGATGGTATCGAAGCACCATCAAAAGTATACCCCTTCTTAATCAAAAGCCTGAAATTATCACCATACATTGAAAAATCAAAAAGATATGGCTCGACAAGCTGATAAATATGTCCTTTTTTTTTAATTGGCTTGATAATGGGATTATCCATGTTTACCTCAGTGAGAAAAGTCATTATCCATTTCGATTAAATCAAAAGATGCACTCACGCTTGTACCTGATCCTTCGCCTTTAACAGCAACCCAGATGTCTGTTCCAGAATCAAGCTTTATAGGTGCTTCCCACTCTCTTGCAAATGGTGTCTTTATACCATCGAATGTTTCCAAGATCCTTTTTGCTCCAAAAGGCGCAGCAACGGTATTTGATGAAAGTCTTCTCATTAGCCAAAATGTTGCTGTTTTATTAGCATCCACGCTGAAAAAAGCATGTACAAGATAAGCTGTACACCCAGCAGGAACAGTGTATCTTGCAACCTCTGATTGTCCTGTCGGTACGTCAGCGATTGGTAAATAGATATGAGTAGCACCAGCACTCACTGTCCTTATCGTGATATTTCCAGCATGAGAGCCAGACGTTGATGTTGCATAGGCACCACAAGTATCCACATATGCTCTATGTATTCTGAAAAAAGATTGTGTTGTGGCCGTTGATGCTGATGTCCCATTCATCGTGATCGTTTCTGAGATCTTTGCCAGATTGATATCTAGACCCTCTACTACAATAGTCCTAGCACCTGTTCCTGCTGCGGTATCATTTGCGCTTGACGATATAGCCTCAAGCTTAACTGCTGATGTTGGCCAGGAATATACTGCCGGAGATGCCGACCGATTAACATCAACAACGGAAGTTGATACACCAGTATCTCTACCAAACTTATTCACAAAACAATAATGGTCTAATGTCCCAGATGCTATTGGGATCTGATGAGTTTGTACATATATCGGATTATGCTCACCATTTGTAATGCCAGGCACCCAATAAGAATGTTTTGCAAGATCTGCTATGTGTGGACTTGCCATGTTTTTTTCCTTACGTATTGGTTGTTTCAGTGACACCCATTGTTATTTTTTCACCGTTGTAGCCTTCGATTATGAAAGGCTCCGGCACTTTATGTTCAACAACATCTTTTACTTTTCCAATCAGACGATCAAACATGAAGTTAAGCCTGATGTGATCACCTTTAATGATACCCATAACGATTATACGACAAATGAAATGATCGATGCTTTCTTTAGTTTTGTCTTTTAACGTAGCCTCAAGCTCATCAAGCGGCATCCTCAAAAAATGCGTCAATCTAAGCTGCACAAACTCCTTGCTTAATTTTTGAGCAAAAGCTACTTCATCTGGTTTTTTTTTCCTGCCTTTTGGATTACCACTTTGTCCTTTTTTAAAAGTCATATCAAACCCTTATCTTGCATAAAATTGTTGTTGTTAGTTTATTTTATCATGTTTTTATTTTAATAAATAATCCATATTATAATCCGCTTCCATTCCAGTATAATTTTTCAGACTTAATAAGGTATGCCATACTTCATACCTTCACCTTAAACCCACGATCTAAAAGCTCATCAAACAAAGCTTAATGTTTCCCTCAAATTATGTATATAATATCATATACATAATCAAACCACTAAAAACAATCAATTTTGATGTTGCTATGATATCATATCTATATTATATACACAGTATTGTATACACAATATGCAATAACTTAATAATTTTAATTATAAAAGGAAATTATACGATGTTAACAAACGATCAAAAGAAAAAAATCAACGATGATTGGGAGAAATCTCTAGTTGAGTTACTAGATGCATTGGACATGTCTGAGAAGTTTAAACAGAATATATTACAAAACAAAAATAAGCTGCTTGTGTTTCTCAAAGCTACAGAAATTGTCGATGGATTAATTAACAAGGTAGAAAGAACGTGAATATGTATAGCTCATTGGATGAAACCTATAAGAAATACTTCAAACAACTTGAAAATGAAAAAGATATTGATAAGCTTAATATAATTTTGAATATCCTAGCCGATCTCAATCGGCTTTTGGACGAAGCGTAAAAAATATTTATTCCGAAAATATTTTAACAAACTCTCTTTCAATTACAAAAAAGAGCTCCTTGGTTGTGTCGTAGATTATTAAATCACCATGTTCTATAATTTTTGATCGTCTTTTTCCTTGCAGCACAAAACGTCCTTCTGACAGTTTTCTCAGGCATGGTACTTGCTTTTTGATATCTCTGTAATGCTCGCTATCAAACTCAATTGCGTCCATAGTTCTTAGTTTTAATTTCACTTCCACACCCAATCATTAATTATCCAATAGACAGCGTTACCACCCAGAACAAACATAACAGCAAAGAAAAACAAAATAGCAGAAAAGACAAGTCCAGTAATAACTCCGAGACACCAATTAAAACCTCTTTTAAATTCTTGGTTCACTTTTTATTCACTTTCTATAATTTCTCTATATAATTCTATAGAGAGATCACCCAATTCAATTCTGCAAATTTGATTTATTAACGCAAGTAAGTCGACCGCAGACAATATCCTGATAGTTTCTACTGCTGTAATTTCACAGTTTATATAGTCTGTTATCAATTCTTTTGCTTTCATCAGCCTTCCCCTGTGCCAGTGCCATCGCCATTGCTATAGCCATTGCCATTGCCTGTGCCTGCGCCTGTGCCTGATCCATCGCCATAATCAACTAAACTTTCCATACTGGTACGCTTTCAATAGATTTAAT